AAGCTACAAGCGCCAAGCTTCAAGCGTTAAAGAAATTCAACCTGAGGTTGTGTGGATAACTTTAAGAAAGATTTGACATGTAGGATTATCCCTGATACAAGGATCTATAACCAATACAGGAGAAATAAATGTCAAAAGAAATAGAACAATTAGAAGAGCTGGTTCACAAAAGAACTTATAGAACTGGTGAAGTTACGCAGCTACGTAGAATAGCGGATACGCTGGATGATATAGTTATGATGATCAAAGCTGACCAAGAGAGATCTAAGAAATACATGGAGGATAGAAAAGATGACTAATGATCCGTTTGGCTTCAACAAAGCTATCAACTACGATAAACTTAACGATCCTAAAGTACTAAAGGAATTAGAAAAAATCTTTATCAAGGATGCGCCGCTGGAAGAGCGGCGGTCCTTTGTTAAAAAAATAGAGAAAGAAAGTGAGTAGACGACCCGGTCTACCAATGGCCCGGGTTTACCTGGGCCATGCGCGCTGGCTCGAGGCCCAAGGACCAAGTTACAAGGCCCAAGCGGCAAGCTGCAAGCGGCAAGCTGCAAGCTTGACAAGATTAAATTATAAAGTTATAACATCCTATAAACTAAAGGAGAAAGAAATATGTTAGTAAAAGAAGCAGTAAAAATTACAGACTCATTGACAAGAACAAGTAAGATGCCTGGTAAGAGTTACTCTCTTCCAGCGTGGGAATGCCAAACAGGGTCCAAGCTTCGACTGGTCCCAACGTCACCATGTTTTGAATGCTATGCCCTGAAGGGAAACTATACACGTTATCCAGCTATCAAAGCAGCTCAGTACAGGCGGCTTGACTCATTGTCTAACCCGTTATGGGTTCCAGCAATGGTTGCACAAATTAAAAAGATGAAGGTCTTCAGGTGGCACGACGCGGGCGATGTACAATCACACGAACACATGGCGAAAATTTTAGAAGTGGCTAGGTTAACGCCTGACACTAAGCACTGGATGCCAACACAGGAACGGCCATACCTGCCGGACCCTGAAGCAGTACCAGCTAACATGATCATCAGGTTATCAGGTGCCAAGGTTGACGGCGCAGCGCCTAAGGCGTGGGCCCATACTTCAACGGTTGTTACCGATGGATCCGAGACCTGCCCATCAGGAAGCCAGGGCGGGAAATGTTTAGATTGCCGCGCTTGCTGGAATAAAGAGATTCCAAATATTAGTTATGGTAAACACTAGCATGGATTTTTTTAAGAACGGCACCGGCTGGTGTATAAGACATAGAGATCCAAAGGCCAAGATCCAAGCTCCAATAAGAAAGTCTCAAGCCCCGATATTTAGAAAGCAAGCGGCAAGCCTCAAGCAGCAAGCTGCAAGCGTCAAGCTTTCGAACCAACCTGATTAAGCATCAAGCGACAAGCATCAAGCCCCAAGCTGCAAGCATCAAGCTTCAAGCCGTGCTCTACAAGATCCAAGATTCGTGAACCACGGAACATTTGAACATGTTTCGAGGCTCTTGGACCGAGGGGGTCTACTATGATAAAAGTATTGTGCGGATGCTTCACATGGAAGGCTATTTGGTGTGGACTGAAACGGACTTTGTTGGCCTTAGTTACCTTGAGCTCTACGGTAAAAAAGGAGCCAGAATTATTACTGGCCAATAGATCAGGAGTACCAAGTAAGCTAAGGTTCTCAAGTCTAATCCAAGAAATTTCAGGTATAGATTTTTTAAGTTTGTGGTATAATTTTTGCTCTGGTCCCATAAGGTTTTCAAGCCAACGTTGTCGTTCAATTTAGTAGTCGTTCAAAAGTTTTGACGGCATAATTAACGGTGACGGTTTCTCTGTTTTAAGAACTAAACGATGTGATAAATGTCCTTTTTGTCCTAAGATTGGAGTAGAATTTTCTTGTACTTCCATTCTTCTAATATCATGGAGTCTACCATTTACTTCAACCATAAGGATTGCATTTGAAACTGCATTACCATTTCTTGTACCACTTTTGTTTGAGGCTGTGAAATTGGATAGGAATTCTTGTAAGTCTAATACTCTCATTTTATTGACAATGCTTTTATAATTTCTTTTTGTACTTCAATCTTATTTTCTAGTTCAACAATAGAATAATTCTTAATTTTAAGATCATAAACTTCTTGTTGTAGGTCTTTAATAATATCTCTCAAGGCTCCTGCCTCTCTACATTTAGACTGCAATAGTTCTTTTTGTTTAGTAAGCATCTCAATTTGAAGAGCTCTATCATCAACTTCTTTCATAAATTGCCTTTCATTTTCATCTTTCATGTTGTCTTGAATATTATTATAAATATGTTATATTGTCAACATGGGATTACCAAAAAGATTAACAGAAATGCAAATGAAATTTGCTGAGCTATTAGTATTCGGAGACACAGATGGTCCAATCACTAAAACTGAAGCAGCCATACGTGCTGGCTATAGTCCTAAACAAGCTAGGCAAGAAGGCTCAACATTAACCAATCCAAGATTATATCCATTAGTAGTAAAATACATTGGAGAGTTAAGAGAAGAAAGACTTCGTAAACATGAAGTGACTTATGAAGGTCACGTTGCAGAGTTAGCTAGACTTAGAGAAGCTGCTTTGACAAAAGGAAGTTTCTCATCTGCTGTAAACGCTGAAGCAAACAGGGGAAAAGCAGCAGGGCTATACATAGATAGAAAGATAATAAAAACAGGTAAATTAGAGGAGTTATCAGAAGAACAATTAGAAGCAAAAATGAAACAAATTTTAAACGATTACGCACCTCTTCTTGATGTTGATATTGTTGATGGTGAATCACAAGATATAGAAGAACCTTCTAAGTTAAATTAATTTTCTTAATAGATACAATCACAGACGTGGGTATAATAACCGTACTACCGATATCTTCCATAGTAGGTTTTTCTTTGCTCTCAATATAATCTCTAAATATTCTAGTGACACCACCCTTTTGACTAAATAAATAACCTTTAGATACTGCAACTGGTAATTTTTCTTTAGCTAATATATCTAACGTACTCCAGCCATCATCACCTTCGATATCCAGCCATTTTATTTCTACAAATGTATAAGCTTCAATTTTGTTTCCAAGTGTTTTATTTTTAAGTGGTATAATTTTTCTGTGTTTCTTTTTGATCATATGCATATGAATATCATATTCTTGCCACAATTGGAATGTCGACACCCATAAGAGTATTTATTTTTATTTTCATATCTTGCGCTATAAAAAAAATTAGGTGTCGGGAATGGTAAACAAGTGTACCATAACTCCAATAGAGCTGCTGATACCAAGGGTTATTTAACCTAAAAACCGCGACCCCTAGGGTGTCGGCAGGGTGTCGGGGGGGTGTCGGGGGTGTCGGCTTTTTCATGAATTTTGTATACTTATGTCGCACATAACTTAGAATTGTTCTAAACAAGGCCCAAAATGTCGACACGCCGACACCATGCCGACACCATGCCGACACCCAGGGTGTCGATATTTTCTGCCTTAATTCTGCCTTTATTTGAACACATTGTGTCACTTTTTAAAATCTTCTGCTTTTAAATTTACTTTTGCTTTCTCTTTTACATCATGCCTCAGCTCATTGTACATGTCTAAACGTTTAAGAAATTTGTGTTTCCATTTTCTTAATTGCAATCCGTCAGTTTTAAACTCTTGGTAATATAGGTCAGGCGTGCATACCATGATAACTCCCTGCTTGATATGACTTCCGTAGACGTAATCGTGGGCCATGGCGTATGCTGCAATTTGCATGAAATAATCTTCAATCCATTCTTCCCTCTTCGGACGGTTACTCTGTTTGAAGTCGACAACAGTTTCCATGCCATTGTGACTGCATATAAGATCTGTTGCGCCTGCGTACAGGCCCGGGTAATGAAGCGTAACTTCCGAACCGTAATACTCTTCCACTGGTGCAAGACCAATCTCAATAATTTTGTCGGCCATGGGACGCGCCTCTTGTCCGATGCTTGTAAGATCAATGCACCCAGTCCCCAGGACATAGTGCTCCAAGAATTTGTGCATACATGTCCCCCTATTACTAGAATGGTTTTTAATTCTGTCTGCCTCTTGCTCACCTACTTTAGCCTTCCATTTTTTTATAAAATCTTGATTTTTGGTGGCCCCTAATATCGTAGTTACACTAGGAAGTCTATAATTACTTATCTCGTAAACCCTGGTCCCTGTTCCGGGGTCCGTGATTTGTTTACCTTGTATATAGTTGTATCTATTAGATTTTTTTATACCTTTAGTCATGGTTTTTTTCTCCAGTTTATCGATTAACTTATGATAGTCTTTGATGTCTTTATCTTCCATCATCTAATTTTTTCCTATTATACACCTTTTTATTAGGCACGACTTGTAACTTAAACTTAGGAGTTCTAACTTCTTTAGCTATAGGATTAGAACCAAAGATTCTATTGTAGCCTTCATCATAAGCCTTATTACTAGGTCTACTTCTTCCGTCGTACTTTTCTTTTCTTGTAGCCATAACCATTTTTTCTGTCAGCCCATAGTTTTGTCCATGACCAACTTGTTACTTTAGTTGATATATCGTTAATTTTTTCTAAACATCCAAATATTATTAAATTTATCATTTTTCTTCCTTTCCAATCCTTTTTACATAACGCATTTCAGTTCCCGCATGATTCCATGCAGTTTCTATTTTATTTCTAGTGGAATCTTTTATACTCCAACCCCCATCATAAGACCCATGTACTAAACCAATATAACTCATATCTTGATCACATATATCAATGTCCCCTTTGTTACATCCATTATCAGTGTAAACAAAATGATCTTCGTAGTAAGGTCCCTCTCCTTTTCCAGAATGGAGATGTGTTCCATTTTTGTAATCATTTTTTTGTCCTTCGTCTGTTCTAAAACATCTACCTCCTATAAATGAATATCCTCCTGCATTTTTAAGATTTAGAGTTGAACCAAAAATAACAACAGCATCATAGTTATTATACCAACCACTAGCATGTATTTTTTTTTCAAAACCCTCCGCGTAATTTGTATTAAAATCTTTTAAAGTTTGATAAGGTTTTATCTCAACTAAAATTTTTTCGTCGTCAGCACCAAATATTATTAGATCGGGTAACCATCCTTTTATGTCTTCTAAAACAGGTTCGTATTCTATATTCCATCCCAATTCTTTTAAAAATATATAACGTTTACATTCATTCTTACTTCTAAAATGAGCACCTTTATATATTACCTCGTGCGCTTTTATTTCGTACATTATTTATCTTTTCCAAACCAGATATTATCTCTAAACTTATCTAATTCTATTACATTGTCATTTATCTCCTGAATATCAGGTTCATAATGATCAATTACTTGTTCAATCTTATGTAATTTAACAATAGCAAACGGCCATAGTTTCTTACAAACTTCTAAACAATCTCTAAACGAACAACGCCAACGCCATTGTGGTTTCATACCTTTAGGGACCTTCTTAGGTCTAACAGTTCCTACCATTAACG